ACAAGCTGAAACGGCCAGAATGTTACCTTCTTTTTCGATAGAATGGTATATGAAGCTTCACGAAAACATTTCAAACAAGGTTGCTTGATGAAATATTCTGGTTGGTCCTCTAAATACTTTACCGATAAGAGCGGGTACTTCTTTTCTTTCGTTTTATATGAAACAAAATGTTCTTCCATTGGTCCTATCTTTGGCTGAAGTACTAGGTTAGGATGTGAGTCAATTGTTATGGACTGTTGCCTAGGCGGGTTCTTGCGAACTAACCCGGACAAGAGATCTGTACCAGAACACCCATCATCTACCTTCTCCTTGATCTGTTTATCGAGATATGAAGCATATCTCTGCTGGAAGCATGTAATATTATTAGGAACATCTTTCGGTTTATTAAATCCTAAACCTCCACGTTCAAAGGGTAGAAACAAATTAAAGTTTCCACCGATCTTGGTGTCAGTTGAACCCGTAAACTTCTCAACATCATCTTTATAATAATGAAGAAAACGCTTATGAGCTCTCAAAGGGTTCTTTGCGAAAGGAACCGTTTTATTATAAATGGCCCAAATAGGTTTGATGCGAGTCTCCAATCGACCAGTCTTCTTTGACTGACCAGTCAATAGTCCACAATTGAGGTAAAAAATTTCCTCGAAATCATTCGATCTGAAACCATTCAAATGTCGAAACATTTGAGAGTTTATAATCAGAATTTTTTCATGAAAATAATTCTTCCCTAATGAAAGAGTGAAACCCACTTCCTTAATGCACTTTTGCCAGATCGCATAAAGTTCATCATTAGCCCTAAATAGGATATCATCCCCGTTAATCAAAACGGGTAGATCTTCCATACTTATTGGTTCTTTATAATAGAGTTCAAGGGCTTTCCAATAAGCCACAAGATTAACGAGACAGAGAATAGGAAAAGAGAGGGGAGATCCCATCAACTGGCCATTAGCCTGTTGAACGGGTTCAATCACCTCTTTCTTCTTAAAAATAGGATATTCAATAAACTGTGACCCAATTACTTTACGTAATATGTCCCTCAGTTCACCGTCAATTCCACTCTTGGACATCATAAGATCAATAAATTTTGATGTCATTCTCAAGTCAAGTCCATCCGTAGCAGCTTTATAGTCGCCCGAGACCCACTTCCAGTCTGGTTGAACCAGATCCAATTTATCTTCACGTCTGCGTAGATCACATAAATCTCCTATATCCATAGGACGCCCAGTTAGAGCGAACTGAGGAAAGCGCTGTAGGTAATCCCACATCACTTTCTGAAATTGCTTTGCAACATAATAGTTACGCGCATTCCCCTTAGATATTAATCGAACTTTTAAAGGTTCACAAACTGCAGATACCATAACCGAATCCTCCCTGTGAGGAAGAAACGTTAGACCACCAGAAGGATCTTCGTGTTCATCAAAAGTAGAAGCGGGAACGAAGGGGTCAACCCTCGGATTCCACTTTACCTCGAGATCATCAAGACCTGGAAAGTCTTCAACGTTATCAATTTTATTAACCTGAGAGAAAGTCTTATCAACTTTCAGTCTCAAGAAATCAGAATCGATTTCATCAAAAACAGCTCCGGCCGGTTCTAATGACGGCATCCAATCGTCTCCGTGTTGTACGTCAACTTCTAGATCTAAATTAGGAGGACATCTATACGGTACTAAGTCACTAAGACGAGGAGGTTGATACCCTCTCATTTCTACGACCTTTCCTGGTTTAGTTTCGACCATATCTAGTAAAGTTGATTCTGGAATTGAAAATAATTGACGTTTATCGTCAATCGAGTCAATCAAGAAATCACGAGCCCCGCCTTTTGAACGAACATATTCCCTACATGCTGAAGCCGAAGCCTCATACAATTTATAGTTCTTTAGTCCTTTCTTTTGGAAGTTCTCAAGTGATCTTGAGACAAGATCATCATAAGCATCAATAATCTCCTGTTCTGTTATAGGAGGTGTTGACATAGCCTTTTGATGTCCCTTCATGGAATTATAGATATAATCCTCGGAGACAACAGCAGCACCACGTTTTACACCCTGTAATATCGTGTTCCAGAGAAAACAATTTGGTTTGTTCAGACCCATTAAACGAGATTTTAATAAACGTTTAATCGCCCCTTTATAAACAAAAGGGCTTCCAGAGAATCCAGTGGGCATCTCCGGCAGACTTTGTTGAAGAAAACGTGCCATAGGCCACGTTGTAATGTACTTCGCGAATGGAACGAAACTCATTCGCGGCCAAGACCTTGTAGTTAGGAAGAAACCTAACTGATCTTCTACAGGAAAATTAATTATTCTAGGTAAGCTATCATACAATGCCTCTAAAATTGATCGACTCAATTTCAAAGCATCGCTTGATGACTCTCCCGGAAGAATATATTTTCCCGTGCCCGTAGTCTTACTCAAACCAAGCAGACTCGCATACTTCATTACTGAAGTCGCATGTCTACTCGAATCGAGTGAGAGGACTACCTCTCTCCCAAGGCCATCCTTGGATTGGCACCCAATCATCTCATCGATAATGGTTAAGGCAGTGAACTTTTCAGTTCGCTGTCCATTTGAGTGGAAGAGATATTTGTTATCCCCCTCAACCATTAAATTTTCTAATGTGTTAACATTT